CTCAAGATTCGCAAAGTAGAGGGCTATCGTAATTACGACAAGTCTGAATTTGCAAGTCCATCGGCTCTATTTGATGGAGATGACTCTAAGTTGGAAGAACTCTATAAGAAAGAATATTCTTTACAGGAGTTTCTCAACAAGTCAAACTTCAAGTCGTATGATGTACTCAAGGCAAGACTTGATAAGGTTCTAGGTGCAACGCCAGAACCAAAAACACAAGTTGTAGAAAATTCTATAAGTGATGATGAGGCTTCGTCTTTTGATACTGGAACAGTTGAGGAAGATGACCTAGATCATTTTAAGGATTTAGTGAATAACTAAATTGTTCACAATTGAACATTACACCTCACGACCCCGCTTCGGCGGGGTTATTTTTTTGCCATTGGTATTTCTTTTATTTTTCCAATCTTAAAAAGATATTGATACCAAGAGGCAATTCTTTTATTTGATGTAACTAGTTTAATTACATCATTTTTATCTTTGACCACATACTTACATTGTGGTGGCATTGTTGGGTCTATCATTATGCAGCTTGGGCCATTTCGGCAATACTATCTTTATTATTTCCTGCAGCCTGCACAGTATTTTCATTCTGATTTATAACATTCGTATTATTAACATTATTTACATTTGTTGCTTTTTGCTTACCAGATTTTCTTTGATTGGATGCTACTTCATTTGATACTTGATCCAGACTTTCACCTTGTTTAGACTGGTCTCCAGCAGAGTCTATAAGACCTACAATTGTGTCGGCACGCAAACCAACTTGACCATACCATTTACTATCTTCTAATTCATTAGCAGCGCTGACAAAATTTCCTACTTTAAGGTATCGTGAGGTGTTTGGCCATTTTGGCCACCAGTATCCCATATTAAATGCTAAATCAATCATAGCACCTTTAGCAGCTTTATTTGCTTTTTGATAACCTGGTGTCTTTTCTGCAATTTTCTTGTGATGCTCGAAATCTTCTTCAAATATCTGAGCTATTTCTGCAGCAGAAAATTCTCTATTCATATCATCAGGTAAAGTTTTACCATCACCTATTAAATGGCCAACACCAACAGTCCATTTTCCTAGACTATCTTTATACGGTTTATACCTCACACCCTCATGTTTTATAATCATGGCTTTCACATCTTTATCAGCAGATGAGACTTTAGTTGCACTTGTTAAAATAGCTCCCTCTTCTTCACTTAAAGGTGTTGCCTGTGATTTTTCTACTGCTACTGCTCTTTTTCTTGATTTTTCTTTATTAAATTTATTTCTTACTTTTCTAAATTCTCGATCTAATACCTTTTGATCATTTGCTTTTTTTTCATTTGCTAATCTATTATGTTCAGCAATTGCATCTAAACGACTCATGCCTCCTTTTTCTAATTCTTCTATAGTTGCAACTTCATCCGCAAACATAGCTTGTCCTTCACGGAGCTTTGAAGGCCTTTTTCGTTGTCTTTTTGTTCTTTCTGCAATGGACTTTCTTATCCGTTCTTTAAGATCCTTATCTTTCGCAGTTTGTTGACGCCCTTTTTTTCGTCTATCAGACTCAGTTCCTTCTTCAAAACCTTGTTCTTCATTACGTTCTGCATCAAATCCTTTTTCTCTACCTGTTATTTCCTCTTCTGTTAAAGGTATACCTAAAAATTCCAAAAGCCCCTTGGGTATATAATTCCTAATCAAGCTACCTGCACCATATTTTAAATTAATCGCCTTTAATACTCCAGCTTTTAGTGTGCTTTTAAAACCATCTACAAGTTTTCCAATAAAATCCATCACAGGCTGAAAAAATCCTACAATCGCTTCTATTTTACCACCTATCCACCCACTTATTTGTTCAAAAAAGTTTGTAGTTGTATCTATTATTTTTTTTGATATTTCTTTAAACTTTTCAACTACTGTGTCCTTTATACCAGTAAAAAAAGTTCCTAGTGTACCAACAAATTCTTTAAATTTTTCTTTAATCGCTGGAAATAGTTTTTCAATAAAGCCTTTAAAGGCTTTCACTATATCATCCCAAAAAACAGTTATGAGTGAACCTAAAACTAAAACACCACCAAGAACTTTCATTATCATGCCGGCTGAAGGCATTTTATTTTTTTTCTTATCACCCTTTTGAACTTCTATCTCAGGTACTTGTTCTGGTGTAGTTTCTAAGTTTGCATCAACAGCTGGCATACCACCTTTGAACTCAACAAGAGATTTCACACTCTCTGAAATACTAGTCATGTCTTTTGCTATAGCTTTTAAAAATTTAAAATTATTATCAATTTGTAAAGACGTATCTTTTACAGAAACCACTTTCTCTGATATTTTTTCAGAACCAAAAATAGATGATTTGATTGTATCTGCTAAATCCATTTATATCCCTTATTGATATGATAGCATTTCTTGGTCTACAACATCTGGTGCTCCGTAACTTCTACTGCCTGTTGAAGAGTCATTTTTAACATTTGTATTATTAGTATTATTCACATCACCACCATTAGTAGAACCTTCCATTCTTTGAGACTCTGCTATATTACTTGATTTTTCACTAATCTCAGAACCATTGGATCTTGGTGATGATGGCACGTTCATCGCCTTTGGTTTTATATTTTCTAAAGAGGAACCACCATCATCCCCACCAGCGGAAACAGTACCTTTTTGTTTAGCCTTACTTCTTGCAACCATTTTACTAAAACTAGACTTAGAGCCTTTATTAACAGGTTCAGCTGATATTTTACGGCCTTGTGAGTCCAGTCCCATCTCTGCTAAAGCATCTATTCTATCTTGACCATCTAGGTCCTGTAATGGTGCAATAAGTTCATTATCATCAGTTGTAAATCTTCGACCCTCACCTCGTTTCTTACCTGTTTCGGATTCATAATAAGCAATTAAATTATCAGTTTTAGAAGCTGATGTAGAGGCAAATGGATTTTGCTCTTTTGGTTCCTCACTCGGTACTTTGGTTGGCGCTGTTTTCTTTTTAGGTTCCGTAGATTTAGAAACTTCTTTTATAACCTTAACATCTTTTTCAGGTGTTATAACGTCTTGAGTTTCACTCTTAACTTTTTCAACTTCTTCGGGTGGTTTACCCTCTTTTACCGCATCTTGCAGTTTCTTTTGATCAGGATCAGTTACAGGTGGTTCTTTATCAATGCCAGCCGGAGGGTCTAAAAGATTAGGTTTTACAACGTCAGCACCACCTGCTTTTGCATCTTTACCACCAAATAATCCAAAGAAAAAACTTTTTATACCACCAAATACTTTTTGTATAGATTTAGATATAGGTTCAAACAGATTACCCAACTTATCAAATATATTTCTAACAGTATCTTCACCAAAAACACCAAATGTGAGAAATTTTAATACACCGCCTAGACCTGCAAAAATAGCATCACCTAACTTTCCAGTCTCTTGATACCGTTCAAAACCATCTTTTATACCATTAAACAAAGAGGCAATAATTGTAAGAGGCACAAATACTTTTGAAAATACCTTTAATATATTTTTAAAACTGAATATTTTTTTGAAAGCTTCTTTGATTGCACCGCCAAAAGCCGCTGCCATAGCTAAAAATTTACCCATAAGGCCTTTTTTCTTTTCACCACCTGTGTCAGCGCCCTCAGTTTTTATCACAGTAGGTGATGTATCGCCCGCCTCAAGTGCTGACTCTTCAGCATCCTCTTGACGAAAGAAATCATCAGCACTAGGTTTATTCAACTCAACGAGCTGTTGCATATTCTGAGCTATGATACTTACATCTTTTGCCATATTAGGTAAAACAGCCGTGTTTATAAGCACTTTTTGTAAAACAGATTGTACCTCACTTAATTCATCAGTTACCTTTTGCACTTTCTTTTTATCTTCTTTTTCTTTTTTCTTTCCTCCACCACCAAAAGCTTTTCGACCAACTCTTGCAAAAATATCATCACCCTCAAAGACTTTATTGATTACTTTTTCTTTGAGATTACCTGGTCTAAAAGCTTTTGTTGCATCTGATAGTAACTCTTTACCAGCAATTTTTGGTAGGTCTCTTAATGCCATTTATCTTCTAGCTCTCTGCATTTGTTGTTGTAGTTCAAGTCTTTCTTTCTCCTTCTTTAAGTAATCTACTAATAGAGAAATATAGATATTTCTTTCCCACGGTATCATATTCTCTAATTCAGTCAAACTATACTTGTGATGGTGCATTAAAGCAAAGTTTGTCTCATAGTAATTTTTTAATGTATCATAACGAAATATTAGACGAAAAAATTTTGCATACCCTTTACAGTAATTGTTTCTTTGTGCTCACATTTAGGACAATCAAAATTTAAATCTTTTTTCAATTCAGGCATAGTATTAAAGAAATCTTTAAATTTTTCTAAATCTTTTTGTTGTAGATTATCAATAAATTCTTCTAACTCTTTTCTAGTAGAATCTTTAGAGTAGTACATTTGTTCTTCATCATAAATGTAATCTATACAATCTACCAAAACCTGTAGCATGGCCTCACTTTGATCTAAATTATCATACTTTTGAAACATCTCAAATGTAGGGTACTTCAAACGAATACCTACTTTTTCATTTATCTGTATTTTGTCCGTATGATTATCATAAGTTGTTGGCTCTATCTCTAAAATATTAACATCAAATTCAACAATGTGATTGCATTTTTTTTCTTCACCCTCTTTATTTTTGACATTGTTATTACATTTGTATTTTAAGTTTACAACTTCTTCTACAGACCTCGCCCTGAGATTCATAAACAAATACTCCAAGTCGAAAGATGGTAAATTATCTACATCTACTTCATCTAATAAACAATTTTTTAATACGTTTCGTATTGTTGTTATAAGCTCTTTAGTATCTTCTGATTCGGCTGACATCAGAAACATTTTTTGTTCTTTGACCAAAAAAGGCCTGTAACGAACTGGTTTGCCAGTTGATATGAGATTTAACTCATATGTTGGCGTATCTAACTTTGGTAATATCATAATTTTTCACCTATAAATTAAAAGAATGGTATATTTGGTACTGGTATTTTAGAAGTAATATTTCTCACCAAATTTGCACCTTTAGTTGCGAGTAAAGAAGTAGCAGCTTGACCAAGGTCATAACCACCCTCATAAACTGTTTCATATTTCTGATATGCAAATGAAACAGATAGTCTGTGAAAACCATCATCAGACCAACTCACCGGTTGTGGTGCAATTCCAACCGGAAAAGCATCTACTAAGTTTACAATATAAATTCTTTTAATAAATTCATCATATTGTATAACTTTTATTTGTGTATAATATCTTGATTTATCACCTTTTGGAAATCTCATATTATTTGTATCAGGTGGCATAATGGCTTCAGTCCATCTTTCAAATAACTTTCTTTCATAAAACTGATTTGTGCAAATAAATGTTAAGTTTATATCATTATAAGATCTTTGATATGGTACTTTATAAATTGGACCATAAATCTTTGCATCTGCCGTAAAAAATGTTTTACCAGGTAATTCAGCAGTTTCACATTGTAATGCGAGATAACGTGAAAGAGATGAGTTTCCTGATCTTGAGTAATCGTTTGAATCACCACCGTTTCGACCAATAGCTTGACTTACAGCATCAGTTATATCACCAACTACTGAATTTGGAAAATTCAATATTTTTTCTATAATAGAATTACCAACAAATTGGTTTATATATGGTGGTATTGGTAATACAACTTCAAATCTGGATGCCTTTGCAGGGCCATCCTTACTAGTCATATTTGACAAAAACAGATTAGGTGAAAATGACATTATGTCTCCTTATTAAGTTAAGGTATTTATGCCAATCCTAAATGCTTTTCTGTTACAAGTTTGAATTCCCAACCACGTTCTTGACAAAAAACATCTGCGGCTCGCCATTTTTCTTGATTGATTGCATAAGTGGCTGCCTCTTGTAAGAATTTTTTTGTCCTTCTTTTTTGCTTTGGTGGTCTTGTTTGATGATCTGGTTTAACTTCTAATATAAATGTTTTCTTTTTTGTCTTTACAATGAAGTCTGGAAAGTAACGGTGAACTCTCTGGTCAACTGGTGACCGATAACGTATTGGTAATTCTTCTGATGCCCACCACTCAACGGATTGGTTTTCATCAAGATACTTCATCACACGAAGCTCCCATGATGATCGATATATGATATTACTTGGGTCTCCGTTGTATTTTTTTGGGTTTTGAGGCGTAAACCTTCCTTTATATGTCATAAATAATATGTATTCAACATAAAGGAGCATCATGGCACTATTTTCACTCGGAGATATAAGAATCAATAAAGGAGATGATGTTAGAAAAGGACCTCTTGCACCACTCACACAATCAAAATATAATAATAAAAATTATCGTTTTCCCTTAGATATTGGTAATTCAGATAAAGGTCATTATATGACTTTTTATATAAGACAACAAGATAAAACGAGTTTTGGTGGTGGATCTGGTGCAGATAGTGAGGCTGTATCTGATGGTCTTAATACGGCATCTATACAAGCAAATGTTTTATCTGGAGGTGGGACTGTTGGAAGTAAAATTCAAAGAGGTCTTGCATCTGCAAAAGGTAGTCTAAATGTTGACGCTAATTTTGGGGGTGGTATAGCTGGTAAAATACAATCGGGTATTAGTCAAGTGAGTGGTGCTTTGGGAAGTATTAATTCAAAAATAAATGAAGTTGGTGGTAATATACAATCTGGATTGAACAATGTATTCGGTCAAAAAAGTTTACCAATTGGTGGTGACTCAGCAAGAACTAGAAGTATTATTTCTACAAATGTAAAACAAATAGGAGAAGGTGATTTACAATTTTTAAAGACCACAAAAAGAACGGTGTCAGCCATTACTCTGTATATGCCAGATACACTACTATTTAATTTTACACAGAGTTATGACCAGTTGAATATTGGCAATACAATACCAGGTCAACTACTAGCTGCAGGTGCAAATAATATAGATGCAATTAGAAAAGGTTTTGCTGAAGCGAAAGGTGGTAGTCTTTCTGGGGTAGCGGATGCGGCCAAAGGAATTGATTTTGCAGGTGCAGGAGCTCAAGCTGGTCAGTTTGCATTTGCAAAAGGTTTACAAGCTGCAGGTCAAGGTGCAGGTGAGTTGGCATTTTTAAAAGCAACGGGTAATGTGATTAACCCAATGTTAGAGATGATTTATCGTTCACCTAACTTTAGGTCGTTTCAGTTTGATTTTACTTTTTATCCTAGAGATGAAAAAGAAGCATTAGAAGTACAAAAAATATTAAAACAATTTCAGTTTCATCAAGCACCAGAGAAATCATCAGTCGCAGGTTTCTTAGTACCACCATCACAATTTGATATAGAATTTTTGTATGCGGGTAAACAAAACCCAAACATACCAGCGATTGCACCAGCTTGTATACTTACAACAATTGATATTAACTATGCACCACAGGGTGCAAGTTTCTATGAAGTGCCAGGTGAAGTAAGTCCAACTTTAGGTGGTACTGGTATGCCATTTGCAGTAAATCTAGTTCTACAGTTTCAAGAGACTGTTTATCTTACTAAAACTGATCTTGAACTTGAAGATGGTGCAAAAGGAACAGATAACAACAACATGGTAGCACCAAATGATACATCTTCTTATTACAATCCTTAAGGCTAAAACATGGCAAGATATTTTAAACATTTTCCGAAAACATTTTACACATTAAATGATGATTCACCAGGTCTTGATTCAGTTACAAACATATTAGCTAGATTTTCGATAGAACCAAATCTATTAGAAAATACAAATGTTTTTTACCCTTATGATGTTCAAGATACTGATACACCTGAAATTATTGCAAGTAAAATATATGGTAGTTCAGAAAAACATTGGGTTGTTTTATCGTTTAATAAAATTGTAGACCCACAATGGGACTGGCCTCTAAACGATAATAATTTTATAAAGTATGTAAATAACAAATATACGGCTGATGCAGATACAGCAAATGGTGAAACAGGTATAGCATATGCTTTAAGTGAATCGAATATTCATGCTTATTTTAAAACTGTAACAAGAACAATAAGTGCTGGTGCATCAAATAGAGAATCTGCCAGTAGAAGCCAAATCATAGAAAAATTAGAAGTAGATGCAACCACATGGGCAACTATAGGGGCTTCAACAAACACTTTTACTTTGAAAGATGGCAACCAAGTAACTGAACAGGTAACGAAATCAACTGAAAGTTATTACACATATGAGTTTAACGAGAATGAAGCGAAAAGATCAATCAAAATATTGAAACCAAATTTTCTTTTAGAGTTAGAAAAAGAATTTAAAGGAGTCTTTTTAAGGTGAGTCTATCAGTAACCGATTCGCAACAATATTATATAAATGAATTAGTGATTGTATCTAAAATTGGAAATATAGATATAGTACCAATTTTTAGTGAGATTAACATATACGATTCAGTTTATATTTCTAATATGAGCGGTAATATTGTGATAGATGATAGCACAGGTCTTTCATCTAAACTTTTATTTGATGGCTCAGAAACTTTATTATTAGATATGTGCAAATCAAAAGGCTCAGAAATCGGTCAAATCAAGAAAGCATTTAGAATTTACAAACAATCAAACAGGGTATCTGAGGGTGAGAGTAAAGAAAAATATGTTTTAAATTTTGTATCTGATGAATTTATTTTTTCAGACCAACAAAGAGTTAATCAATCATATAGAATGCCTTATGTAAATATGGTTGAAAGAATCTTAATTGATTACTTAAAAGTACCACCTTCAAATTTAGGTGGTATCTATGAGCAAACAGCTGGCGTTCGTGATGTAATTATACCCAACTTAAAACCAATAGAAGCTATAAAATGGCTTACGAGAAAATCAGTAAATATGGATAACTCACCATCCTTCTTGTTTTTTCAAAACATAATTGGTTATAACTTTGTTTCACTTTCTAAATTATTATCTGAGCCTGATATTTTAGATGTTAGATTTGAGACTAAAAATAAAAATCAAAAAGGTAATTCATTTGATGAAATGTCAACTGCAAGATCTTATGAAGTTGTAGGACAAAATGATATAATTAAAAAAACTAGATCGGGAGTTAATGCTGGTACATTTATAGGATTTGACCCAATAACTCGTATGATCTCAAGAAGAAAATTATCATATCTAGATCATTATGAAAACATGAAACATTCAAACAAAACACCAAATTTTAGTGCATATGAGAATAAAGATGGTATTTTAAACTCTGCTATGTATGATTCAAGAATAGTTTTAGACACATTTAGCACAGCTAGACAATTAAGTAATTATGTAAAGACACACGATCCCGAATCATTAACGTATGGCACTAGAACAGAGGATTATGCTTTTCAAAGAAAAGCCATATTTGAAAATCTAAATTCAA